GTATATGATCCAGAGATTAGTATCAATGTATATGATCTTGGTTTAATTTACGATATTAAAATCGATAAAGAAAATAAAAGTGTTGAGATAACCCATACACTTACCAGTGCATTCTGTGGCTTTGCTGATTTTATTGCAGAGGATATTAGACAGGCTGGTTACGTTGATGGGATTGAGGATGTAAAAGTTATCACTACGTTTGATCCACCATTTACTATGAATTTAGTACCTGATGATACCAAGGTAGCATTAGGATGGTGGGATTGATATGACTAAAATAAACTATCTAAGATTCTTATTTACCCTTGAAAAAAAATTACAAAAGAACCCACCTGAACAATGCTTGTTTATTGCAGTTATTTTACAAGCTATCCTAGATGCGAGTAGGACTCAAACCAAGGATGAATCAGAGGAGAGAACTTATGATAGAGATAGGGCCACTGGCTGGTTCTTCACCAGTGTAGGTGTGACATGTCAGGATTTTATGACGGTCTGCGATCACGCTGGCGTAGATTATTCCACAGCCAGAGCATTCACCAGCAACCTTTTACAATCGAACCACAAACCACAGATCAGGAACAGGATAAACATACTATTAAGAAAAGATCTACCGATCAAGATAACGTAAATTGTCCTTTACATTATAACCAAACTGATATAGAATGTATTGATGCAATCGAAGCAGCAACAGATGAGGGGTTTGAGTACTACCTACAAGGTAACATCTTAAAATATTTATGGAGGTATAGATATAAGAATGGTATTGAAGATCTAAAGAAAGCTGAATGGTATCTGCAGAAATTGATTAAGATAATGGAGGAGGGATAAATGTACGGGCCACAAATACCAGTATGTGATGAGCTACACGCTAACAAATACAGATTACCTAATGAGAACTTTGAAGAATCAGTGAATAGAAATTCTGCAGCAATGTCAGACGACGATAACCATAGAGCAGAGATTAAAGATATCTTTTTAAACCAACGATTTCTACCGGCAGGTAGAGTACAATCTGCGATGGGGAGTCCACGCAATGTCACGGCGTATAATTGTTTTGTATCTGGAACTATCGAAGACAGTATGGAATCTATTATGTCAAGAGCTACTCAAGCGGCTGAAACCATGCGTCGAGGCGGCGGCATTGGCTATGACTTTAGTTCTATACGCCCCCGTGGTGATCGTATTGTCAGCCTTGATTCTTCCGCTTCTGGTCCTGTATCTTTCATGCATATCTATGATGCAGTATGTCGGACAATCGTTTCAGCGGGGCATAGACGGGGAGCAATGATGGGAGTGGTGCGTGTTGACCACCCAGACATAGAAGAATTTATTAGAGCTAAACAAAATCAAGATCAACTCACCAACTTTAATATCTCTATCGGGGTGACCGATGAGTTTATGGATTGTGTAATTAAAGAGAAGCAATTTTCTCTGCGCTTTAATAATAAAGTATATAAAGAGATAGACGCATTAGCTTTGTGGGATGAGATCATGAGAGCTAATTGGGAGTGGGCAGAACCTGGTGTATTGTTCATAGATCGTATTAATAACGACAACCCATTAGCCTACTGTGAAACTATAGCAGCTACCAATCCTTGTGGTGAGCAACCACTACCACCCTACGGTGCTTGTCTATTAGGTAGTTTTAATCTAGTTAAATATGTAGATGAAAAGAGTATCTTTAACTTTGAAATGTTTAAAGAGGATATCCCACCTGTCGTTAGGGCTATGGATAATGTGGTGGATAGAACAAACTATCCCTTACCAGACCAAGAGATAGAAGCTAAGAACAAACGTAGAATGGGGTTGGGGATAACTGGATTAGCTAACTGCCTTACCTTAATAGGGTTATCATATGGATCAGATAAAGCTGTTAAATTTCTACGCTTAATTGGTAAGGCTTTATGCTATACGGCTGTCGAGGCGAGTGTTAATTTAGCTACAGAAAAAGGTTCCTTTCCATTATACGATAAGGATAAATATATAGAGAGCGGCTTTATTAAAAGACTTCCCGCAGATCTGATTGAGAAGATTTACAAATATGGTATACGTAACAGTCACCTTACAAGCATAGCTCCAACAGGAACCATTAGTTTTACTGCTGACAATGTGAGTAGTGGTATCGAACCTGTCTTTGCATATGAAATAGATCGTACCTTGATTACGGAAGAAGGGCCAGTGATTGTAAAACTGCAGGACTATGTGTATAAGAATTATAATCGTACTGCCGAAACCACAGAAGATCTTACAGTCGATGACCACATTAAAATGCAAATAGCTATCCAACCATACATTGATAGTGCTGTATCAAAGACTATTAACGTAGGAGAGAATGTTAAGTTTGAGGAATTCAAGGATGTGTACATTCGGGGATGGCGAGGTAAGTTAAAGGGTGTAACAACATTTAGATTATCTGGTAAAAGATATGGTATTTTAAATAGGAGTGAACCAGCCACAAAGGAAGAGTATAATGGTACGGCTTGTTTTATAGATCCTAATACTGGACAGAAGGAGTGTGCATGATGGTCATTGATAGCAGAGTGCTATGGGATAGTTTGGTTATGAATGCCATAGAGAAGTTTGAGTATGATGTTATAAGTTATGAGGATTTAATTAAACGCATGGGTTATCTAGGTTTTAAAGTTAAAGATATCCAAGCATGGGCAGAAGAGACTTACCTATGAAAATGCTTACCGTAGGATTAGGTGATAAAGATATTAAATATTGTTCCCCGTGTGAAGGTGAAGCAATAGGTATTAAAAACCATCGTAAGAACGGCGAACTAAACACCGTCCAATTTAATAATAGGGTTGGATATTACATAGATTACACTGATAAGGAGTTATGTCATGGATGAATCTGATGTACTAATGTTACAGGATATTGAACACCGTGTCCATACAACTTTAAATTCTATTATAGAGGACTACGAAGATAGCGGGGAAGAATGTGCCTTGGCAATTCCAGCCGTGTTGTTGAAGCTTACACTACAAATCTATAAGGAAATCATGACAGATGAGGACGATGTATCAAATATTATTATGCATTGCTTAAACGATATGAAGGATCTTCCTCCTCTTCAGCGGCAAGAAACCATACATTAGAAAAGGAGAATACAAATGGGTACAGCATTGATGGTTTTCGGAGCCATACAATTAGCTATGATGGCTGTCTATATTATTCAACGAATGTAAAAAAGTACTTGACAGGAAGGTATATTTCTGATAGACTATGATTTGTAGTGTAGAATTCACCTTCATTATGAGCATAGGAGGTAAGCTTTGATAGTAACTTGAGCACGGTAGCCTTGGCGGCTGCAGACGGCGATCAAGGATGGTGTATAGATAGGTAAGACCCTATTGTCGAGGTTAATTTTAGTATACAAAAAATTATGAAATCTCCTGTGTTCTTAAGGAAGGTGCATTCTACATACGTTAATGATAAGATAGTTATTGCTATATATAGGGTAACTTCTTATCTATATAACACACTCGCTTATGAAAGGGGTACAAGATATGAAAGATTTAACTCCAAATTTTGAAAGTAAATTTGACTTTATGAGATTCCCACTAATGTCGGTGGGGTTTGATCATATCTTTAAGAATAGAGATCAGTTTAGGGTAAGTGGTAATTTTGATACCTATCCTCCTTATAATCTGGTCAAGTTAGATGAGTATAAATATATGATCGAAATGGCTGTAGCAGGATTAAATAAGGAAGATATAAAGATTATGTATGAACCGGGATCTTTAGTTATTGAAAGTGGAGACCAAGATAGCGAACCGGATGAACCGGATCTTACTTATCTCCATAAGGGTATAGCTGTGAGAAGGTTCGTAAAGAGATTTACTTTATCTGATGCAGTTATAGTAGTGGATTCAGAACTGAAGGATGGGATGTTAACTATCCATCTTGAGAAGCATATCCCAGATGAACTGAAACCTAAACTTATTGAAATCAATTAAAGGAGTAGGGGGAGGGAGAAATCCCTCCTCTATTTACTATGTATCGAAGAGAACCCACTATTTATATCGGCTATGATCCACGAGAAGACACAGCATTTCAAACCTTAGTTCATTCTATTAAACTTACTACCACTAATCAACAGATTAATATAGTAAAGCTTAATCAAGACGCTCTACGAGCCGCTGGTTTGTACCGTCGAGCGTGGAACTCCGGTGCTCCAACACACCCCTTACAGAAGATAGATACTTCTGATGGTAAACCATTCTCTAGTGATTTTAGTTTTACAAGATTTCTTATTCCACATCTGAATCAGTATGAAGGAATGGCTATTTATATGGACTGTGATATGATGGTTCGTTCAGATATTATGGAGGTATTTGAAACATATAATGATCCCACCTATGCTATCTCCTGTGTATGGCATCAATATAAAACAGAAGCTACCTTCAAGATGGACTACCAAGCACAGCAAAACTATTCTAAAAAGAACTGGTCGAGCTTTATCTTATGGAACTGTAGTCACCCTGCTCATGCCGACTTGACAGTGGACGATGTTAGTACAAAGTCTGGATGGTGGTTGCATAACTTCCGTTGGTTATCTGGATGGGAGTTAGGAAGACCATCACAGTATCCTATTGGTCAGATTAAGGAGGAATGGAACTGGTTGGATGGTCACTCTTCTCCGGTTATAGATGCTAAGAACGTACACTTTACTACAGGCGGTCCTTGGTTTGAAAACTGGAAGCCACAAACTGAACAGGATTTAGTTTACTCACAGGAATGGCAAGCCTTAAAAGATAAGATTTCTATTTTAGAATCTATGGAAGATGTTTCCTAATGTATAATATAGTTACTTCCTTTAACGAGAACGGTCTACATACCTATGCTATGAAAATGCTGGAGACAGCAGCTAGACATTGGCATGGTGGATTAAAACTTACCGCCTACTATCATGACTTCGATATAGATAAGCACGATGTTCCACGAGTTGAACACATTGAATATCGTAATCTAAATATCATTCCTGAAATGATTGCCTTTAGGGAAACCTTCAAGGATCATGACGGTACGGAAAATGGTAAGATAGACTACAACTTTAGATTAGATGCTCTTAAGTTCTGTCATAAGGTCTATGGTCTAACGGATAAAGCATTTGAACTGGCTGATACAAGTCGAGATCCTGGTTGGCTGATCTGGTTAGATGCTGATACTTTTACCAAGAAAGACTTTGATCTCAAGGATTTAAAAAAGATTCTTAATGATAAAGCTGAACTAGCTTTTCTTGGTAGACAGCACTTTGATTATAGTGAAACATCC